GGGCTTATTTGGCGTTATTTTGCCTAGTTTTCTTGAAGTTTCTTAATGTGTGAGCCATGTACACGTACTTGAATATGACCGTTATAATAGTCATTTGATTCCAGTACTCGTCTACTAAACTGCTCACGAGCCTCTATATAAGAGCATTCTGCCTTGGATTTACAATAGAAAAGTATTTCTCTAGTGAAGTTGTGTGTGCCTAATTCCGCAATGTCCTTGCTTAGTTCTGGTGAGCTACCGTAGTATTCACGCCAATCACTGTCAATTTTGCTACGAATTTTCTTCTTTTTCTTTGTGCCGTTCTTTAACTTTACAGTCTTGTAGGTCGTTTTAGAGAATTTTGCTAGTTTTTTGCCTATGTACCTACGCCCGCTGAGAACATTTGTTATAAGATATACAAATCCTATACAGTCCTCTGGAAGCAGTTCTATTAATTGATTCTCGTAAGTCCATGACATGCAGTAGTTAGCAGTCTAGTCCTCACTGGTCGAGCCTTTTTGATTGCGTTTGTGTGCCTTTTTCTCTGCCATGTCTACGTCTTTCCAACGTCGCCATTCCATTATAGAAACTCGTCGTTTAGAGCAGACTCGCCTAATTTCTGACAGCAGTGCGCGAGTATCCATACCCGCTCTTTTAGTGCCTTCATTGAGCCATTTTTGATTTTGCTCAAAGTATAATCTGAATAATCGCATGATTTCCGCATGCAGTTCTTCATCCTGATGCATTACTCATTGATCTCCAAGTCGTTAGCATAGCTGGTAAAGCCATTTTCTTTGATAACTTTTAGTACATTGTTAACACGACCAATCAATTCATCCTTGTGCGATATCAAGAAAATATTCTTCTTGCGTTCACGTGCCATCTTTTTAAGCACAGCTAGTGCGCCCTCAACACCTGACGCATCAAGTCCGTTGTCAATAAGCTCGTCAACAAACAACAGGTTGATCTGCTGATATAAACTTTCCCATACATCACGGAAACTCCACGACAGCGACAAGATAAGACGGTTACGTTCTCCTCGACTTAGATTATCAAAGTCTAAGTCTTGCCCCAGTTGTGTTATTAGAACTGTCAGATCATTTTGGAACAGCACAGTATGAGGTAAACCCATCTTGTCTAAGTAGTAGGTCAATCTGTTGTTCAAATAGGCTAGGTTTTGATCTATGATCTTCTTACGTATAAAACTATCCTTGCTGGTCAATAACTTGAGCAAGAACTCTTGATGCTCTTTAAGTCGGGTGAGATTGTTAACACGGTCCCAGTTGATTTCCTGTATAGCAGTGTGTCGCAGTTCGTCAATTTGCTCTTGATAAGGATCTGTTTCCCCGTCCTTGATCACAAGGTTAGTTTCCAGAGTTTTTAAATTGTTCTGATGTTTAAGTGCTTGCTCAACTGTGTCATAGTAAGTATCTGGTCGAGCACTTGTCTCACCAACAGCAGTAATTTCTGCTTGTATTTTAGCACGATCTTTTGAGACCTTGTCAAAATATTTCTTAGCCTCATCGAGATGCTTGATAGCAGTAGCAGACATTTCTTCATGCTTGTGATCATGTAATTCTTGTCCACAAGCGTGGCAGGTCTTGTTAGCCAGCTTGGCGAGCTCGCCGTCATACTTTGTGACGCTTCGCTCTGCTTGCGCTATCGCGCTGTCTAACGTAGCACGTTCCTTATTTAGGCTTTTCAGCTTCGCTGCCTTTTCTTCATAGGCCTTGAGCTCCGCATGCTTCGCAAGCTCAGCGTCAATATCTACACTTTCTAATTCTACGATTGCACGAGCAATCTTTTCAATATCAATATCGTGTTGACTATTCCAAGCGGTTTGTCTTGTCAGCAAGCTATCAACGCTTAGTTGGATTTTTTCATTACTTTTCTTTGCGGCTTCAATGTCTGCTGATTCTTGAGTAATGCTATCTTTAGTTTGTTTAATTAATTCTTTAAGTGTTTCTGCTTTTTCACTTAGTAAAGTAATACCTAGTAGCTGTTCGATGATAACACGTTGGTCGTTAGCCCGCATGGACAAAAACGGTTCGGTATAAGTGTTAAGAGCAACCACGTGCTTGAACATGTCGTGCGACATTCCTAGAAGTTCATCCAAGTCTTTCTGGGTTTCTCGCATGTCGCCCTGTGCATCATCGGTTTCTTCACCGTCCTGTTCTACATCATTAACATAGAACTTCATTAGTGTAGGTTTTCGACCTCGCTCAACACGATAGTCAACCCCGTCTTTTTCAAACGCCAGTGTGACCAGCATGTTCTTATTGTTAATCTTATTGATAAGATTGTCTTTTTTAATGTTAGTAAGTGCATTGCCAAACAAAGCAAAACTAAGAGCATTTACAATAGTTGTTTTCCCAGTACCATTACGGCTACCGCTATCGTCGCCACCCTGATCTAAGTTTTCACCTAGTACAAGTGTTAAGTTTTGTTGTGCGAAATTCACAGCCTGGGTTTGATTACCCACACTCATAAAGTTTTTAACAGTTAATTCTTTAATTTTTATCATATGTCCAGCTTATCCCGAATGGCTACAACAGCACATTGATGGCATATATCTCTTCCTAGGGTATTAGTTACGATTTCGTAATCTTCTTCTTTAAATCCTTCGCCCGTACTATACCTTCTGCAGACAGTATCAGTACCAGTCCAAAAATGTACAACTTTGCTTTTTTCTTTTTTAGCTAGATAAACCCCAGTAGCAGGGTTCGGATCATTATTAACTATGTGTTCTTTCATAGACTATTATAAATCTCCAACAGGGTATTTTTGTCAAACTGATCAGAGTCGATACTGATAATTTGACTTGACACGATCTGATCCACACTTTCAAATGCTTGGATATCAATGTTAGTGTTAATCTCAAGATCTTTCTTTTCTGCAATTAGTGTAAGTTCGCGAATGTCGTAGTCTGCAATAAATTTTTCTTTAATAAAACTAGCTTCTTCAAAGCTAATATCAATATCCAACGTAACCCGTAAATGCTGTTTAGGCAGTATTACTTCGTCAGCGCGATCAATTAGTTCGCTTAATTTAATAGTACGGAACGTAGGCTGTTTAGGCCAAGTGTGATATTTTGGAGTTCCACCCCATTCTAATACCATCATACCACGTTCGTCATCCCATGCGTCTGCATAGTTGTGCGGAAACGCATTGCCGATATAGATCATGTTTTTTTGTTGCTGACGTTTGTGAAAATGTCCGCTAAATCCCAGCTCGTAACCTTTAAAACTATCCAGTTTAATTTCACCGTGATCAGGCATTTGTACCATGGCATTCATAAAGAAGCTAGGAAGCTCAAAGTGACCAAATATATACTTGCCGCCTTTTTTACCTATCGACTTCCATTCGTCACCGACAAGCCAGGGACAGAGTGTAACGTCCCCAATGGTAGTCGGTTCATGCACCACGGTGATGCCGGGAATATATTTTCCAAACTCAACACTGTGTATATCCCGTTTATCTTTATAATACAAATCATGATTACCAGGGAAAAAGTAAAATGCATCGAACGCCTGACCGAGCTTTTCCAAGGCCCGCAAGCTATAGTCCATAGTAGTGATATTAAGACTATTGCGATTGTGATGCCAATCACCCATAAATATTCCAACATCGCACCCCTCCTCTTTTGCCTTAGAAATATACCAATCTACAAAGTCTTCGCAGTCTTGATTGTGTACTGAGCTGTTAGATTTTAATCCAAAGTGAATATCGGTGAAACATGCTACTTTTTTGAATAAACTCATTCACTGCTTTCCTCATTGTGTCTTTTTAGTGCCGCGGCATGTTCGCCAGCACCGGTTCTACTATAACTAGGATTCATACCGTTAATTTCTAAAATGTCGTCACGTATATTCTGATTACGTTTTTCAATATTAATAATGCGTACAAAGCTATTAGTTACTGCCGCAGTAAAATAAGCAAACGGGTTGTCTGATTTGCTTTCGTCGAATTGTAATCCAATTTGTGTTAACTGTAAGATAGCTTGACCTTTCATTTCGTCATTGTATGTGTAGCCACGAACGTTGCCGCGAGTAGCATATCTCTCACATAATTTTAACATCATTCTAGCTAGGGTGTTAGTAATTTGGCCAGCATCTTTATCAAAGTGTCCGGTATCTAACGGACCCTTCCAATGACTTTTACCCACACAAATTAATGTTTCGCCCGTTGCATCATCAAATTTCCAATGTTGAAATGGGGGAAAATTTACTTTGTCTCTGTGGTCTGCTAGACTTTTTGGATTCTTTTTACGAACAGTATTAAGTGGAATATGATCAAACGTCATCACTCTAAAAACTACGTTAATTTTAGTAATCTTTTTATAGTCCACTTCACAGTCAGCTTGTTTAACCTTTTCACCAAGTGCCTTGCGCCGCTGATATTCTTGATCGCCCTGACGCTTGGCCTGCACACGTTTGGCTTCTGCGATAGTTCGAATATTAATTTTATCCAAGCCTGAAACAATCAAATCATACTGATGATATTTTGGGTCTGTAAAGCTACAATATGATGTTTTGCTTCTATGTATTTCCAACAACATATCTTTGTTGTTTAGGTAGTTAACTTTTACTGTCATTGATCATTCTCCGGATATGCTATTATAAACTATGCACTTTATAAAGTCAACTAAATATTATACCAAAAGGATAATATCATATTATGGCAATTGACTTAAATTCAGCAATCTCAGCATCATCTAATGCTATAGGTTCGGCTTCTAGTGCAATCGGATCAGCAGGTCGATTAGGCAGTGCCCTTTCCAGCGCATTCACATCAGATAATCCGATTAGTGCTATTAGATCCATAAACTTACCAGAAGCAGGAGAAGCGATCGGTGACATCACAGAAGCAATAAGTTCTTTTGGCGGCGATGCTAATGCAGACGACTGGCGTGTTAGATTAAGTTTGGCTAAATGGGTTACATTCAAAAAAAGCCCAGTATTGGCACCTTTAAAAGATGCAGGCGGCCTAATATTTCCCTATACTCCGTCGATCAAAATCGCCAGCGCCGCAAATTACGATATTTCACGCACCACTCATACAAATTACAGCATGCAATCTTTTAAAAATAGTGATCCTGGCGAAATAACAATTACTGCACCAATGTATGTGTCAGATGCTACAGAAGGACTATACTGGATTGCCATGGTTCATTATTTACGTAGTCTAACCAAAATGTTCAGCGGAGCTGATATGAAAGCAGGAAACCCTCCTCCGGTTATTATGTTAAACGGTTATGGAAATTATGTTTTTAAAAATGTTCCTGTAGTAGTTAAAATGTTTACTACCACAATCGATGAAAAATCAGACTACATCGGAGTTCCAGTAGTTGGCAGTGCTGCCGGAGCACTAGCTGGAGTTGCTGATAGCCTCGGCGGGCTAACTGATGAGATTGGAGGTTTAGCGGGCGACGGCCTAGTAGGTGATATTGCAGGCGGCATCGGTGCAATAGCAGGCGGAGTCGGTCAAGTAGCTGGCTTGTTAGGATCATTCGGAGTCGGGGGATCAACATCAGGTGGCCTTAGTCACGTACCTACAGAAAGCAGTTTTTCAATTACACTGATACCAGTATACAGCAGACTCAGCGCCCGCAAATTTAGTCTCGACCGATTTGTTACTGGCGGATATTTAAACAACACATTCGGATATATTTAATATGGCTGCAATCTATTCTAATTCAAGCCCTTGGTATATTACCAATTTTACCAATAATTATCTTGATATTCTAAGTATCAGACCAGTCGCCGCAGACATTGATGATTTTTTGTATACTATAGAATCGCAATATACATACCGTCCTGATCTGCTAGCGTATGACCTATACGGAGATCCGTCCTTATGGTGGGTCTTTATTCAACGTAATCTCGACATGCTACAAGATCCAATTTTTGATTTTGTTCCCGGAACACAAATTTACATTCCAAAAAACAGCAGTCTAAGAACTGTGCTAGGATTATAATATGGGATTGTTTGATGCCGCTGCCGC